CCTCAGCTTCTCTTCGACGCACAAGTCCGTCAAGAACATTGCCGCCTGCCTTGTTCCAGCGTCTTATCTGGAAAGGAACATCATTCACATCATTCTCGTTTAGCTTGGCCAACAAAGTAGATGACTTTAAATTAGTTGGGCCCAGGTTAAATGTCCAGGCTACTAAGGCATCGAATTGATTTTGAGCAAGCGGTATATCAACCAGGTCATTAACATATTTTTCAAACTCTTCTAAATCTTCTACTAAAATTTTCTCAGCCTCTTCTTTTGTGCAGGTGTCCTCCTCGGAAACTCCCCTGGTATGCCCGTATCCTATCGTCCATACTTTTGCGCTGCACTGGTAGGCTTTTATCTCGCAGCCCTCAAATTTTTTAATTAGGGCAATGCCCTCACCGCTAGTTTTCATCTGTAACATCCTCACCTGGGGGTTTTTTTGGCTTATTAATATCTTGATAATACTCAACAACCGAACGCAGCTGCCGTATATATCTTTTGATCTCAGCCATATTGTTTGAAAGATTTTCATATCCCGTCTTCGTCAGCCCATAAAAAGCGTTTTGTGGCGCATCCCCGCTCTCCAGGTCCTTTAAATAATCAGCCATAGTGGTTGGGGTTAATACAGTCCACTTAACAGGAAGAGAATTAATCTTAGAAGGTAATGGGGGGTTATACACAGTCTGCTGCCTAACCACTTTAATAATTTCAATAGGGGCGACTTCCGGCAATGCCTGGCCCCTGTCAAACATTGAGCATCCGCTAATCAGTAGTAGGGGTGGTAATATTTTCCAAATCATTTAAAACCTCCAGAGTACCCTTATTAATAATTTTCTCAATCAGCTTAGGCTTGCGAAGACTCAAATCATTTAGATCATGCTTGGCAAATGTTTTTCTTACCCTAGTAACTTCCATTTCTGCTGCCTGGCGTCCCTTCTCCAGGGAGGATATTTGTTGCATGGTGTCTTCCTGGCTCTGCAGCAAACCTTCAATCTGTTCGTTTTGGCTTCCAATCTCTTGCTCAAGAGTCTTTTGATTAGCAATGCTTTGCTCTAAGCGAGCCCTGGCCAGTTCTTTTTCGGCTTCAGCTTGATTGTAATACATCTTAAAGCCGCCCAAAGAAAGAGCGAGAGCGACGGATAAGGCTGCGCTAATCTGCCACATATTAGTGCGAAGAAGCCTCGTCCAAATCTTCCTCAGACTCTTCCTCGCCCTCTACGCTGTTCTTAATAGCGTTAGCATAAGCCGATATAAGCACATTGAGCTCCGAAGAACGCATCTGGTGCCCGTTAAGCTCTTGCCGTAGCTCATTAACGCGCTTCACGTTATTTATAGCTTCTGGCGTTAGGTCCGATTCTTCGTAAGTTACGTCATTAATAGTAATCATTTTTAATCCTCGTCAATCAAAGTGTACACTACAAGCTTCTCAGCTTTTCCTTTTGCCTCAATGGGCGGTAGTAATTGTAACGCACTATTGCACATTTGTGCAGTATTGTCTCCAATTAGTACATCAACACCCGCTGCTTTAGTACCAGATTCTAACCTGGCTGCAATATTAACCGCGTCTCCAATACAGGTATAATCGAAGCGTTGATCCGATCCCATATTGCCGACAATAGCCCAGCCGCTGTTAATTCCCAGGCCAATCTTAATCGGAGGAAGACCCTTCTCCTCAAACTCCTGGTTTAGCTGCACCATGTTATCCTGGATCTGTTTGGCGCACTCTATAGCCCAGTCTTCATGGTTGTCTAGCTGCAACGGGGCTCCAAAAATAGCCATCATTGCATCGCCAATATACTTGTCAACGGCGCCATGACATTTTGCTACCGCTGACTGCTGGGCAGTAAGGGCTTTATTCATAATGAAGGCTACTTCTTCAGGGCTTACCCTTTCCGATAACGCAGTAAATCCACGCACATCCGTAAAAAGAAACGTGCAGTACCGTTTTTCTCCGCCAAGCTTCAACAGGCTGGGATCGTCTTGTAACCGCTTTACTTGCCTAGGATCTAGGTAGTGCTCAAACTGTTTCTTAATCTGCTGCCTGAGCTTGTATTGCTCCCTGTAGTTTAAATAAAAGGTAACAGCTGCAACAATAAACTGAGAAATAATGGTCCAAGTGACATCTATTAAAAAACCTCGCTGCACTAATTGCACGCCGAGCACCCCCATTGCAACCATAGATAACAATGATAATAAAAGACCTAGGTATACACCAAAGTAATTAAGGGCTACAAAAACCAACAGGACCCCAAAGATAAAGTTTAACGCCTCATACAATAAAGATTGCTGCGGAATCATGGGCATGCGCTTGTTGCTGGCGTGCAGAATGGTTTCAGCCAGGGCTGCCTGGACCTGGTGAGGATATAAAAGACCGGCGGGGGTGGCAACCTGGGGAAGTATGCCCTTTGCCGTAGTGCCCACAATAACCATCTTGCCCTCTACATCAAGCTCCTGAAGTGATGTTCCATGTGGAACAACCCAGTTTACCCAGACCCTACCGCTGCTATCTGTCGGTATTGGGTTAAGCTGCTTGACTCTTATCTCTTGAATTGCACCAGCAGGGTCAGTCTTAATAACATAGGTTGTTGTGCCGGTAATAGCTTTAAGCAGCTGAGTGCCAAAACTGGCCATCCAGCCATCTGGGCTTCTCATAAGAAGGGGCATGCGTCGCACCAGGTTATCTATATCAACCGGTGCGGATACAATTCCCTGGAGAGCAACGTCCCGCAACACCTTAATATTCTGAGTAACGCCTGCAGCCATAATGCCCTTGGCGTCTTCTCCGAGGATAACCGTGCCTTCAGTGCTAGGAATATCACGGAATCCATCCGTCTCAAACATGTCTATAACCGAGGGATAATAAGCCAGGGCTTCTGCAAATTCTGCATCACCACCAAAACGATCAGGCTCGCTAAATACCGCAACCCATGACACTGAGGCAGCACCAGCATTTAATAAATCAATATGAATCTGTGCCAGGCGCTTTCTTGGGAAAGGCCACCCTCCCTCGTTCCTGATATCGTCTTCAGTCAGATTAAGGAGCACTATATTGCCGGTGGGCGCCTCAGTCTTTACCAGGGAATCAAATACCCTTAGCTTTATAACCTCAACGATTGACGGTGTGTAGATCAGAAACAAAAATAAAAACGCTGCAGTAGCGCCTATAATTGTTTTCTTCACTTACTTTTTCTTAGCGGTTTTTGCCGATTGCTTAAATGCTTTTGCACTAGGAGATCCTTTGGAGCCAACCTTTCGCATCTTCTCTCCTGATCCAGCTGCAATTCTTTTTTTCTTCGCGGCAATATTTGCGTATAAACCTTTTTTAGCGGCCATTATCCCTCCTGGGTAATTCTTATGGTGGAGTCTCCACCGTTAATTTTAATTGTATTGGAAATACCGTCTTGTATCAATATGACAGTATAACCGCCAGAAATATCCAGATCGAGCCTGGTGAATTCGCTGACATTGCGAGTTAAACTAAGAGTCTGCCCTGTAATCAGCGTTGTTATTTGAGTCTCTACGTCCCTGCCCAGAGTTGTGCCTGTAACAGTAACACCGGACACTTGCGCCAACCTATCCTCCTCCTCTGAGATCCCCAAGGCGTCTAGTATATTTAATAAATCCTCCAGGTAATTAACGTCTAGGTAATTAATGTCCAGCTCGGTAAATTCAAGGCTATCATCAGACAGAAAATCCTGCTCTAAATAGTCAATATCTAGTCCGTTAAAGTCTAGTATGTTTGCCACCTTGGTTGTGCGTTCTTCCGTTATTACCGTTTCTTTTTTTGGGGGTGTAACGATTAGCATGTTGTCAATGAAATCAAGCGTAAGGTCTAAGATGACAGGCTTGCTTGGTGCAGATTCAAACACTGAGACTGTTGTGGCCTCATACGGTTTGTTGAGCAAGACAGCACCCATTGCTGTGATTACCTCAATCTCACCACTCGACACACCGTATTGATCTGGCAATAGGATGATGAGACTGCGGCCTAACTCATCCACTGTTGCAGTGAAGTCTGTCCCACGAATAGCGATATCAGCAGTTGGAGTTTTTAGTGCGATGTTGCGTTTATCTATCTTGCCTAACGTGCCACTAATAAACCTTGCTGTGCCAAGACCAAACGTCAGCGCCATCTTTGACTTGCTGGGGTCTGGATCAAAAATGTATTCGTCTATCGTAAGCTGGCTATGCTCTGTTAGCTTCACCGTTGAGTCATCAAGAAAGGTTATCGCCATTCTGCCGTTGCTAGTAACAGCTTGATCATTGCTTTGGATTGAGAACGCTAAGTCTGCATTGTTAGCCGATGTCCCTCGCTTAATTTGAGCGTATCCAGAAACCTCAGAGACTCCCCCAATATCAGCAGCCGAGGCTTGAGCCTTGATCGTTTTGAATGACACACAAAGTACCAGAAGAACCAACAGAGGTAATCTTGAGCCAGTCACTATCTTGGGTTGAAAGCTGCTGTACATTGAATGTCCTCGATCCGCCAGTGTGGTCGAGGTAGAAGTAACCTCCTGCCGATGCAGTAACGCCTGCTCCTGTGTAGGTCACAGTGTTATCACTGCCGTCTATATCCATAAAGTTTGTCGCGCCATCAATATTTATATTTGAGGTGATCGTGTTGTTAGAGCCTTGTATTATCCAATCTAAATCTAAGGTAGCCGCTAGTGCTGAAGTCCCTTGATTAAGAGTCATTGTGTTAGATGCGCCTGTCACCGCGACTTGATGGTTACTAGAGTCAGCACCATAGGTATTTGTGGGGTCTACTTGGATCGTAAACAGGTTAGTTGACCCAGTAAAATTGTAGTTGCCAGTAAATGAGTCTGCCCAAATATCACCAAAGAACTTGTTGGTTGCGCCTATCATATTTATGTCTAAGGTCATTGATGCGCCATCCAAATCAAATGCCGTTAGACTTCCAGCCGATGAGCTAAGACCGCCAATTAAGTTACTGATACCTAACTGCTCGACGTCTATCGAGGCCGTAGCCCCTGCCTGGGAAATGTATATTTCATTGTCGGCAGCCAGCACCGCAGTGCTTAAAAGTGACAAGGATAATAATACTTTATTCATCTTTTTCATAAGCCCAAAACCCTCTTGTAAAACCAATGTTCATTAACTCCAATACAGCTTGCTCGATGGCTTTCATCAGAGCGATTGTGCTGCTCTCGTTAGATGAATTCCCTGCCTCAATCTCAATTAATTCCGTTCCCATTTCAATGAAACGAAAGACATCCTCCGACTGAGCATAGGAGTAAACTGTTTTCTGCGACATAACCTCAGACAGTATCTCGCCAGTGGCTACTGATACCATTCGCAAGCTGACTGTGATGTTGTCTTTTCTGTACTGTGCGCTCTTACCAATACCTAGCCACCGTGCGCCTATTCCTCCAGTTTTAAGATTTGACTCATACGATAGAACTGCACCCTCAAACAAGACACCAGCAAACAACAGTGGTGGTACTTTGTTAGTCTCACCACCCGGGGATAACTGCTCACGCGCTGATCGTATTAACTGCCTTTCTTTTGTAAGGTTATCTAAGCCCACCCTTTCCACTACTCGAAAGAATTTGCCTCCGCTTGCGTGTTTTAAGGCGCGTATAAGCAGGGCGCTAGGTTGCTGTGTAACGGCTGTTGAGAATAGAGCGAATGAGCTATTACTTTTGCGCTGGCCTGTCTGATCTGTAAAGGAGGACGGATATACAGCGACTACTGGCTGTACGGCTGGAGGTTTAGCGTTGATTAGAGCCGTAGTTTGCAGATCGGTAATCTTTGACACATCGTTAGCTTTAAATCTTTGCTCAAAGGTATCATCAAACTGGTCAACAATTGAACAGCTAGAAACTAAAAGAACCGACAGGAAGTGTAATGGTAGTTTCATTGCCATCGGCATCCGTTATTATCAAAGTTATGAAATCGCCATCCACAAAGTATTGGATAGTGTTGCCCTCTAGTTCCAATATCCCTTCGGTAGACATAGTTTCACCGAACAGGTTATTGACTAGCTGCCTCGATAGCTCCGCGTAGATCCGAGATTCAAGATTGCGGATAAACCGGGCCAGGGTAGTATTTTCCTGGTCCCTTGCCAGTTCATCCTGGTACGCTTTTATTTCATCAGCTATGTCGCTTTTTCGGCTAAATTCTTGGTTTTCTATGGTTAACCAGTGCGACGAGGTATTTTGTCCGTTGAAGGAAGGTGATTTAAACTTATGGGTCATCTGATCGGCAGTGATTGGTATTGTTATCCAAAGCAATGTGCTTGCGATAATCTTAGTCCTTTCGCTGGTCATCTCTGTCTGCCTTTGCAATTCGATCAGTTTGTAACAATTGTGGTACACCTAATACGGTCTTGAGCAATACGTCTTGGCGTATGATTTCATTATCGACAGAGCGTACTCGATCTATTAAAGCAATCAGTATTCCATGCTGTCCGTCTAATTTTCCACCCAACCGCTGTTCCAGGTTACTTATCTGCTCAACTAGCTTGTCATCTAACGTATCTACCTTTGTCTCTAAGCCATCAATAATACGATTAATAAGTTTCCAAATAAATAAACCTAAGCCCAAAGCGGCAGCG